ATGAATAGAAAAAAAATAATATCATTTTTAATGTCAACCATAATCATGGGTTCAACTATTATTGCCGTTTCTGATAAAACAGTTGTTAAAGCTTCAACATTAAAAAATACAAATGTTGTTTCCAACAAAACAGTTGCTAAAACTCCAAAATTAAGAAATATAAATCCTGTGTATTCATCTCTTCAGCATATTAGATTAAATTTGAGTTCGGATGGAGTTGTTAGTTGGGGGAGTTTGCCTAATGCAGTATCATATCAATTAAATATACAAAATAGCATTACTAATCAATATTATATGATAAAGGGGTTTGGTTCATCAAATTCAGGTTATAGAATACCTACAACATATAATGGAACTAAACTTGAAAAAGGAGTATATTTATGCTACATAATTGTAAAGAATACGGGTGCTTCAACTATAGGGGGGGAAGCATTAGAATTTTATTATGATGGTAGCCAATTTAGATTAATTAACTAAGAAAATAACTATTATTCAAGATTTGGTTTTGTAGTTCAATATTTAATATAAGGAAAAAGTATTCTGGAAACGGGATGCTTTTTTAATTATTAATAAATAAAAATATAAAAGGGAATAAAATCTGAATAGGACTCTTTTGATAAAGGAATTAGCATTAGGTGGTATGTAAATATAGGAAGAGCAAATTATTAATTAAAGAAGGAAGGTGGCATTGTGAAGCTAACACCAGAACATTTAGTTAATCTTAATGTCACTAGAGTTTATTAATTAAATTTACATACAATAATTATAAATAACACTTTCGTAGTTAATAATAATTATGGAGGTGTTAGTATGTATGCTTATGATACTATATAAAACATAATGTAATTAAGCCATTCCCAAAGGACAAAATAAGAATAAAAGGTATTGAAAATAAATGTTGACATTTTGATACTATGGCAATATAATAAGAGCATAAAGAAAGTTAGTGATGGGGTAGGTTCTAAATTTGAACTTCTGTTCCCTGTGGCGACGGGCTCCATAAAATTTTATTATATTTTTATAGTTGAAGGAGATGTCCATATGTTATATTTTGCATACCATAGAACCTCAACCGAAGATCAACATCTGGATAGAGGCTTAAAAGAAATTAATGATTTTATTGCTAAAGAAAAAATTGAATTGATAAATGATATATATGCAGACCAATGCACCGGGAAAAATTTTGATAGACCAATGTATAAAAAGCTAATAGATGATATGGACACCGCAAAGCAAGCCAATTCAAGTGAAAGGGTAACATTAATAGTAACTGAACTTGATAGATTAGGAAGAAACAAACAACTTACACTAAAAGAAATAAGAAAGATGCAAGATAAAGGAATAAGATTAATGGTATTAGAAATTCCAACAACATTAGTTGAATTACCTAAAGATAGTTCTATAGCTACTATGATTATGGAAACTATAAATAATATGCTTATCGAAATGTATGCTTCATTCGCTCAAGCTGAATTAGAGAAAAAAGAAAAAAGACAACGTGAAGGTATTGCAGCTAAAAAGGCAAGAGGTGAATGGGAGGATTATGGAAGACCAAGAGCTTTGGAATTTGATAAATTTTCAAATGAATATAAAAGAGTTCTTGCTGGATCTATTAAGCCAGTAGAATGTATGAAACTTTTAGGTATAACTAAGCCGACTTATTATAGATATAGAAAAGAATATGAAGAAAGTAAATTAATATAAAAGCACTTAGAATTTATCTAGGTGCTTTTATTATGCTTAAGGGGGTGTTAAGATGATTTACTTTGACAATTTGGAATTTGATACACAGATTAAATATGAAGTTTATTTGCTTAATAAATATCTAATTAAACATTATGATAGTGAAACATCTAAAGCACTTTTAAGAGCTAATAATAGTAACTTAGATAAATTAGCTAGGGCGTTAGGCGAAATAGATATAACGTTTTTCTGTTTGTACTTCATGAGTGATACTTTTGTTGTTAAAGGGCTGAATGAAGATGGAACATACCCAATAGAACATAAACCTAATGCAGCAAGGGAACTTTCCAAAGCGCATTATGAGTTATGGAATATTGCAGATGATGTATTTATTAAAGATAGGTACGATAAGTTAGCAGTATTAGAACCTAGAGGATTTGCTAAAACAACTATTTTTGATATGGCTATTTCTGTATGGTTACATTGCTATAAAAAATCCCTATTCACATTGATTGGGGCTAAAACTGATGGAGATGCTACATAGTTTTTGGATTCCATTAAAAAAGTGTTTAATGAAAATGAAAAGATAATAAACACTTTTGGTAAGTTGATTAATCCTAAGAAATATACTGTTAATTCTAATGAGGTTGAATTTACTAATGATACTTATATTAGGACTGTTGGTTCTGGAACTTCTGTCAGAGGCGCTAACTGGGGAGGAATTAGACCAACTGTATTTATCGGTGATAACTTCCAAGATGAGAAGAATATTTTAACTGATGCCACAAGAGATAAACAATATAATAAATGGACTAAAGAAATTGAGCAGGTAGGAGATAAAGCTGTTTATAGAAAAGGCAAGAAAGTTAAACAAGCTACTAAGGTAATAGCAATAGGGACTGTATTGCATATAGATTGCTTAATGAGTAGATTAAGTAGAAATAATGATTATTATACTATTTTAAGAAGGGCTATTATTTTAGAACCTAGCCAAACAGTAGAGGATATATTTGAAAGTGAATTATGGCTAGAGTGTAAAAAGATTTACTTTGATGATAAGTTAGAGAAAGAACAGCGTAAAGAAAAAGCAAAACAATTTTATGAGAACCATAAGGAAGATATGAAGTTCCCTGTACTTTGGGAGGAAAAATGGGATTGTTTTAATGATTTAGCCATACCTTATTGGGAAAATAGGGCTTCTTTTATGAGTGAATTAATGAATGATGCATCATCTATAGGTGAAAAGTGGTTTAAAAGTGTTGCTACACAAACTAAAGAAGAGATTGAAAATCATGAATTTATTAAAACAATGTTATGTGTAGACCCTGCATCAACTACCAATAGGAAATCTGACTTTACTGCTGTAATTGTTGGTTCTAAAGCAACAAATGACTTCACTTATATAAAGGATTTAATTATGAAGAAATTAAGTTTTGAACAATATTGTAAGGAAGTTGTTGAAATGCTAGAACGAAATCTTGATGTAACACATATAAATATTGAAAAAAACACATATCAGGGTGCAGATGTTGTTAAAATCAAGGAACTAATAGAAAAAAGCTCAATACTAAAAGGGAAATCCTATGAATGGATTAATGAAATGCAAAGAAAAAATAAAGATGAAAAGATATCTACAGTCATTTACCCAATTAACAATGGACAAATAGTTGTTTGTTCTGAATGTGAAGACAGTAAGGAAGCAATAGAACAAATAAAAGACTTCCAGGGACAAATGTATACTGTACATGATGATATGATTGACTGTATTTCTGAACTTGAAACTAAAATTAAAACTATTGAGGTTGTTAGCAAGGTTACTATTCTTGATAGAAGAAAATTTGGATTGTAGGAGGCGATTGAAATTATAGATATAGATTTACTTAAAAAAGCTTATGAGGAATATCAAAATAATTTAGCAACTTATACTAAGATGTACGAGTATTACAAAGGTAATACTGATGCCATTAAAAATTATCAACTTGTTACTGAGAGATCTAATAATAAAATAAATACTAACTTTATAAAAAAGTTTATACTGGAAGAAGTCAGTTACAGCGTAGGAAATGATATAACTTATATAAGTAAATCTGGTAATGAAAATATAGTAAATGATATAGATTACTATATTGACCATTGGAGTGAAGGACATGACTCTAATTTAGCTAAAAATATGCTTATATACAGTTTGGCTTATGAACTTTATTATGTGGACAAAGAAGGACAATTTTGTAGTAAAGTAATACCACCAACACAAGGATATGCTGCTATAGATGATTTTGGCAACGTATCTTTTTTTATGCACTCTTATAAGCTTAAATTTGATGATATAACTTACATTGATGTGTACACAGATAAAGAAATATTACATTTTAATGATAAATTTGAGGAAATAAATAAGTCCACAAAACATATATTCAGTAATGTGTCGCTTGGACTAGCTAAATTAAGTGAAGAGGGTAAAGACAATACCCTTTATAAAGATTTGAAAGGGCTTCAAGATGCTTACGAAACTAATCTATCTGATATATCCAATGAAATAAGTGATTTTAGAAATGCTTATATGGTGCTTACTGGAGTAGCTATAGATGAAGAAGATATCCCAAAGATGAAAAAACTTGGAGTAATGCAGATTAAAGACAAAAACGGTACTGCTGCATGGCTTATAAAAAACATTAATGATACTTTTATCCAAAATACCCTTAATACTATGGAAGATAAAATGTATAAGTTATCTAGTCATATAAATCATAATGAAAAAATGCAAAGTAATACAAGCTCTCTAGCCTTAAGAGCTAGGCTTATAGCACTTGAAGAAAAGTGTAAGCTAAACCAAAAATCTATAGCTGATTGTATTAAGACTAGATTAAAGTTTTTATTTATATATTTACAAGTTATTAAAAATATAAATTATGATTATAGGGATATAAAGATTAAATTTACACCTAATATACCACAGGATGATTTAATGGTTAGTCAAATAATTAGTCAGTTAGGAGATAAACTTTCTACTGAAACTGGACTTGCACAGCTTTCATTTATAGAAAATCCTAAGAATTAGTTAGAGAAAATTAAAGAAGAATTGCCTAATATAGATTTAAATAATTTAGGTGATGAATAATGACTGAAGATGAAAGATTTTATAAAAGTATTTATGATGAAGCTAATGAGCAACTAAAGGAAGTTTATAAAGAGCAGAAACAGAATAGGGATGAATTATTACAGGCCATAGCAATGATTATACTCACATATACTGGTTTAGATGGGATTATGAGCATTAAAAATAAAGATAAAAATAAAGAAAATAAAAGATTATCTAATATTATCTTAAGTTTTGCAAATAGCCAAGGATCAACACAAGAAAGAGTATTAAAAGATGAATTAAATAATACAGTTAAAAATACTTTTAATTTTTACTCTTATAATGCAAATTTAAAAGATGTTAGAAAAATTATAGAAAGCAATTTTAATGGCAAACATTTTTCAACTAGAGTTTGGGAAAATGAAAAAGCGGTAGGAGAACATTTGCATAAACAAGTTAAACAGTTTTTAGATGGTAAAATAAATGTTAATCAAATTAAGAAAGACATTGAAAAAACATTTAATACAAGTGCTTATAATGCTAAAAGGCTTGTGGAAACAGAAGTTAATAGATGCTCTAGTAATGCTTTTGATAGATTTTGTAAAGAAACTGGAGTTAAGAAAGTAAGATATAATGCTATATTAGACAGGCGCTTATGTAGTGATTGTGCTCAATATCATGATAAAGTGTTCAATTTTAATGATAAGATAGAATTACCAAGACATCCACTATGTAGATGTTTTTATGAAATAGAAGATGAAAACACGTTTATACAAAGTGGAGGTAAATTTGTAAGAGAAAGTATTGAATGGTGGGATAAAAGAGTAGAAGATTCGGACGATTACTATAAAAAAATTAGGGAATATAAAGATGATATAGATAAAATATCAAAAAATACTGGATGGACAAAGAACTCAATAACCAAAATAAAAAATCATATTTTTTATAATGAACATATTTTAAGAAATGGTAGTAGAGGATTACTTGACTCAGATTATGACATGGCAATAGCATGGCAAAGATTGATTGATGGCAATTTTAAAGAAAGAGATATTTTATTATTGAAACATGAATATATTGAAAGTATATTGGAAAAGAAGTATACTTTAAGTAATGCAGAAGCTCATAAAAGGACAACAAAACTTCATGATTGGGTAACAGTTATGGAAAATGAAACTGGAGGTGGAGAAGATGGTGCTCTTAATGAATTTATTAAATCAAAATAATAACTCTGTTGTTTATTCATTTGGAATTGATGAAGATAAATTAGATGGTCAAATAAAGATAAGTTTAGACAATCCAATGGATGCAAAAATAATCAAAGAGTCACAGTATATTAGCAATGCCATGGCCATGAAAGGATTAATTAAATTAATAAGAAATATTAAAAATGGAGAAATAAAGAAATTTGAAAGTTATCAAAGTTAAAAGCACTTACTAAGTAAAAAATAGTAGGTGCTTTTATTATGCCTAAAAGTCTTAGAAATAAGACTTTTTTATTTTATAGAAAATAACTGTGTCTTTAGTCTTTTATAGGTTAAAGGGACAAAGTGGAGGAAAATGAAATGTTAAAAAAAGATTTATTAGAATTAATAAAAGGCATTGAAGATGATAAAGATGTAGATGAAATATTAGCTACTTCTGAACTGTCAACTAAGTTTAGTGGTTTAGATGTATTTAAGCAAAAAATGAATACAGACAAAGAGTTTAAATCTTATATTGATAGTTTGAAGGATCAACATTTATCTAAAGGACTGGAAACTTGGAAAAGTAATAATTTAGAAAGTTTAGTTAATGAAAAAATAAAAGAATTATATCCAGAAGAGGATCCTAAAGATAATGAGCTTAAAAAATTAAAACAAGAAATGGAAAACATGAAAAAAGAAACTTTAAAAAAAGAGTTAACTAATAAGGCACTTAAAATAGCCACTGAAAAAGGTCTACCAACTGAATTGGTAGATTATTTTATTGGACAAGATGAAGAGTCTACAAATAAAAACTTAGAAACATTAGAAAAAGTATTTACTGGTAAGTTAGAAACCACTGTAAAAGAGAGACTTAAAGATAACTCTTATACTCCTCCAAGTGGAGGAAATGATCCAAATAATAGTTTGGATTTCATATCTGTAATAAAAGAAAATCAAGTAAAAAGAGATTAAAAGGAGTGTATAAATTATGGCAGATACAACATTTTTAAAGGATAATTTAACAGGTTTTGTGCCTACTGAACAGGCAAATGGAATAATGAAAGATGTAGCAAGAGGTTCTAGTATACTAAGACTTTCTAAAGTTGAGCCTATGACAAGTGATAAGAAGAAATTTTCTATAATGGTAGATGGTCCAGGAGCTTATTGGGTAGGTGAGACTGAAAGAATACAAACATCTAAAGCAGAATGGATATTCCCAGAGATGGAAGCTAAGAAATTAGCAGTTATAATCCCAGTAACAAAAGAAAAAATGAATGATACTACTATAAATGTATTTGGAGAAATGAGACCATCAATAGCAGAAGCTTTTTATAAGGCTATAGATAGTGCTTGTTTATTTGGTACTAATTCACCATTTACAAAATCTATATATGGAGTAGCAAATGCTTCAGGAAATAAAATAGCATTAGAAACTAATGGAGCTGGTAAGCTTGACTTAGATATATCTGATGTTATGGCTTTAGTTGAAGCTGATGGATTAGATGTTAATGGTTTTGCTGGACATTATGGACTAAAAAATTCTCTTAGAAAGTTAAGAGATACTAATGGAAATGCTCTTTTTGTTCCAGGGATAGGCCAGAATGAGTTGTATTCTAATCCTATAGAGTTTGTTCGTAATGGAGGTTGGGATAAAACTAAAGCTGAATTAATATCTGGTAATTGGATGTATTCGTTAGTTGGAATGAGAGCAGGTATTGAGTATGAAATACTAAAAGAAGCAACTCTACAAAGTGTTACTATGGGGGATGGTAAGCCATTGTCTTTAGCAGAAAATGATATGGTAGCAATTAAAGCCACTATGAGATTAGGATTTTTACCTATAAAAGATAAAGCTTTTGCTTTATTAACCCCAAAAGTTGGAGCATAGTAAGAGGGGAAATTCCCCTCTATTCTAATTTTAAGGGGGTATAAGGATGAAGAAGTATAGCAATGGTGAAAGAATCATTATGGCTACAGAAAGAGCCTTTCATGTGATATATAAAAATCAAGAATTTAAACCAATTGAAGAAGTTACAGAAGGTAATGAAGAAAAAAAGTCTAAGAAAAGAAGTAAAAAGAAATAGGTGATATAAATGACTACTGAACAGAAAAAAGCCATTTTAGTTATTAAAAATTACCTTAATAAAGATTTAGAGGCTGAATATATATTAGGAAATTATGAGTTGGCAGTAGATCAATTAATTCAAAATGCTGCAAAGTTAGAGAGGATAAAAACTCCAGGAGTTAATTCAATGAGTGAAGGTAATCAATCAGTTAGTTTTGATAGTAATCCTTGGACTATAACGGAAGATGTTAAGGCCTTATTGCCTACACCATACATAAGGATGTGGTAGCATGGGAGTTTTATTTAAAAATGCAAATATAACTATTTACAATAGATACTATGATTTTACTAGTGATACTGATAAATACCAAAGAACAGTTATTAAGGGTGTTAATTGGCAAAGTAAAAGGAATGGCACTGTTTCAGATAAAGGGTTATTACTTGCAGATAGTACACTTATATTTATAGATAAATTAGATAATTATATTAGTCCTAAGAGATTTTTAAAACTATTAGATTCAGAAAGATCAAATTATTTTACTTTTATTCCAGGAGATAAAATTGTAAAAGGTGAGGTTAATTTTGAAGTAACAGGAATTAAACCTTATAGGCTGTCAGATCTAGAAAATGAATTTGATGATGTAATAGATATTAAGTCTGCTAATGAGTTACCAACACACTGGGAAGTGGAGGGGGTATAATGGGCACTACAGTTAAAATACAGATTGATGATACTAAAAAAATACTTTTAAAAAGATATCTAAATAAAAATGGTCAAGCACAAATTAAGCTTACTAAAGAAGTAGCCAAACAGTTTAATAACTATGTGCCATTTCTTACTGGTAGATTAAAAGACATGAGTGTTGAATTAAAAACAAATAAGATAATTTACAATGCTCCTTATGCTGCTAAGCAATATTACACCAATAAAGGTGGAAATAGAGGAGCTTTAAGGGGAAAGTTTTGGGATAGAAGAATGTGGAGTGATAAGGGAGATAGGATAGTACAAACTATAGCGGATTTTGTAGGAGGTAGGACAAGATGATAATAGATAGTTTAAGAAATTATATAAGAGAATGTCCTCATTTAGACACCTTTAATAATGCTATAAAAGTTAATGTAAATTATTTAGAACCCAATATAGATACCTATTCTATAGAAGAAATTCCAATAGAGCCTATAGTAAAAAAGTATGTTAATGGAGATAGTATACGCCAATATTCTTTTATATTTACATCTAGGGAACCTTACGGGGCAGATGTATTGCAAAACATTGACAACTCGGGATTCTATGAAAAATTTGCAGAATGGATAGAACAAAATAGTAACAATAATATATTGCCAGTGTTAGAAAACAACTTAGAACCATTAGAAATTAAAGTTACTAGCACTGGCTATGCTTTTGCCGTTACAGAGGATACGGCACAATTTCAGATACAGTTAAAATTAAAATATTTTAAGAAAGGAATGAATTAAATGAGCGTGCGTAAACGTAAAATACAAGCAAATTATTTAGAAGTAGCGGATGCCTTCGAGTTACTAGGAACAGGCTTTACAGAGCTTAATGAAAGTCCTTCAGCCCAAACAACTTCTAAAAGATATATAAATCAATCTAGTGCAAGTCAAAGTATTACCGGATATGAGTGGGATACTGAATTTACAGCGGATCAGATTGCAAGTGAAAAGGCCATAGAACATATTAGAAATATTGGGGAAATGCAATTGACAGGCAGTGATACTGAAACAGATTACTTAATAGTAGATTTGGATAAGCCTTCAGCTACTACTGGTTTTAGAGCTAGAAAATTTAAAGTAGCAATATCAATTGATTCTTTTCCAGATAATGATGGAGAATTAGGAATTGAAGGTAGTTTCTTAGGTATAAGTGATCCAATATTAGGTACGTTTGACCCAAGTACTAAAGAATTTATTGAAGGTTTTGCACCTAAAATAGAAGGGACAACTACAGTTGAGGAGGATAAATAATGAAAATTAATGGAGTGGAATTACAAGACTTAGATATATTAGATCTTGAAGTAGCTGAAAACTACGAAAAGGCAATTAAGGGTATCGAGGGTATAGCTGAAAAAGTATAAGGCATGACAATAGCTGAAAGCATTAGAATTCAATGTAATGCTATATTTAAGATTTTTAATAACCTATTTGGTGAAGGTACAGATAAAAAGGTTTTTGGTAATAAAGTTAATCTATTAACTTGTTTAAAAGCCTTCGACGAACTTGTAACTCAAGTGAATGCATCGAATGAAGAAATTGAAAAAATAGCTAATAAATATTCAGCTAATAGAGCACAGAGAAGAAAGAAAAAATAATGAATATGCTAATAGATTTAGTCCCAACTACGGTTGAAATAGAAGGCGAGGAGTATGAGATTAACTCTAACTTTAGAGTGTCCATACTCTTTGAACTTTTAATGCAAGATAACTCTATTAGTGAGGAAGATAAGATCATACAAGCCTTACAACTTTATTATCCTGTTATCCCACCTAATATTAATTTAGCTGTAGATAAAGTGTTATGGTTCTATAGGGGTGGAAAAGATATAATACCATCTAAAGGTGCTGGAAAGGGAAAAAGTACACAAATATATAATTTTGAATATGATGATGACTATATTTATAGTGCATTTTTAGACCAGTATGGAGTAGATTTACAAGATATAGAGTATTTACATTGGTGGAAGTTTAAAGCAATGTTTAAGGCTCTTAAAGAAGATAATGAGATAGTTAAAATAATGGGATATAGAAGTATGGATTTATCCAAAATAAAAGATAAAGAAGAGAAAAATTATTATAGGAAAATGCAGTAACTTTATAAGATACCAATTGCCAAAGACGAAAAAGATAAGTTAGAAGAAATAAATAACATATTACTAAATGGTGGAGATGTTAGCAAAGTATTGTAATATATTCCTCTTATACTATATAATTATGTTATATAGTACATAGGGGAGGTTATGCTATGAAGGCAGGAACAATATATTCTAAAAAACAATATAAATTATATTCTAAAGTATATTTAGTAGTAGGAATAATTTTTATAGTATTAGGTATATTCTTTACTATAGCTTTTCCACCAGTTGGCATAATTATATTAATATTTGGTATATCAACGTTTGTAGTTTCTAGACACTTTAAAAAATCTTCAATTGAAGGTGGACATCCCAAAGAAGTTGAAGAGTTTGTTTCAACTAGTGAAGTTAAAGGTTATATAAAATTTAATGATAATATAAAACAGATACTAATATCTCCTAAATTTAATCCCAGAATAGTTAATTATTCCGATATTTTAGATTTTGAGCTAATTGAAAATGGGAAAACAGTTGAGACCAAAGGCGGATTGGGAAGAACTGCTGCTGGAGGAGTTTTATTTGGAGGCGTAGGTGCAATCGTGGGTGGAACTACTGGTAAAAAGAAGAGTATATCAAGCGTAAGTGGTATGAAAATAAAGATTGTAGTAAATGATATGAGTAACCCTAATATATATATAAACATAATAACAACGTCCACCAAGATTGACTCATTTATTTATAGAGCCTCATGTGATATTGCTCAAAGAATATTATCAATGCTTAAAATAGCAACTTCTCAAAATTAATTAGAATAATTAAATAATATATTTATAAAAAATAAAGGCATTTACATTCGTGGGTGCTTTTTTTATGACCCAAATGAGGTGATTAATATTAAGGAAATAAGATGTCCTAAGTGTAATCAGTTATTATTGAAAGCTGATTTTGTTAAGGAAGAAATAAAAAATACTTTACTCAATGGTAGCGATATTGGTAAAGTATTGTAATATATTCCTTATGTATTGTATAATTGTGTTACATATTACATATTACATAAGGGGGATTTTTAAATATGAAAAAGAATTTAGTAATTATTTTTTTATGCACAATTATAAGTTTAAGTCTTGTAGGATGCGGATTTACTGAAGGAGTTAAAAAAGGAGCTGAAGATGCAAATAAAAAAGATAATACTAAGGTAGCTGTAGAAACAAAAAAAGATGTTAAGAAATTTAATGTTGATTGGGCAAAATGTATAGAAGATACTAAGAAGGAATTGACTAATAAAGATAATTTTAGTTATGTTAAGGATGTTTATATAAAAGTAGAAGACAAAAAAATAACATTTACTGCTGCTTTAGCTGATGCTACGAATGATAAAGTAGCACTTGATTTTGCAGATACAATGTTAAGAAGATTTAACGCGAACGCGCAACTTCAAGATAGCTCTATAAAGAGCGGATCAAAAGATTATTTAGGTGGCCTGTATGATACCTATGATATAAGTATTGGAATAGCTCCATTGAGTAAAACAAATAGTCAAAAAGATTGGTACGTTTTTGATGCTATTTCTAAAGGTGTACAAAGAGAACCTAAGTTACAAAAATAATATATAAAGTAAACTGCACTTACATTAGTAGGTGCTTTTTTTAATGAGGTGATTAATATTGAAGAAATAAGATGCCCTAATTGCAATCAACTTTTACTTAAGGTTGATTATGTTAAGGGTGAAATAAAATGTATTAGATGCAAGAAAATAATTAAATTAGAGATTGAGCAAAGAACAGAGCCTAGAGCCATACCATAAAAAGTAGTGAGCCAGAGCCTGTCTTTTTTTATTTTATGTAAAAAGGCAGGTGGAAAATATATGGCAGATGGTAGTATTGTTATAGATACTAGAATTGATAGTAGCGGGGCAGAAAAAGGAGTAAGTAAATTAAGTAGTATAGCTGGTAAAAGTGTTAAAATTTTTACAGGAGCAGTTGCAGCTACAGGAACAGTATTAAGTGGAATAGGGGCTTATGCCCTTAAAGTTGGTTCTAACTTTGAAGAAGGTATGTCCAAAGTTTCAGCTATATCTGGAGCTACTGGAGAAGACCTTAAAAAGTTAACTGAAAAAGCTAAAGAAATGGGAGCTAAGACGAAATTCTCTGCAACAGAAAGTGCAGAAGCTATGCAGTATATGGCTATGGCTGGATGGAAAATTGGCGACATGCTAAACGGTATTGATGGAATAATGAACTTAGCTGCTGCTAGTGGAGAAGATCTGGCGTTAGTTTCTGATATCGTTACGGATGCCTTAACGGCGTTTGGAATGTCTGCTAAGGATAGCGCTCAATTTGCAGATCTATTAGCTAGTGCTGCAAGTAATTCTAATACTAATGTTAGTATGCTTGGAGAATCTTTCAAATATGTTGCTCCAGTAGCTGGTGCTTTAGGACACAGTGCTAAAGATACAGCTTTTGCTCTTGGATTAATGGCTAATGCAGGTATAAAGAGCAGTCAATCAGGTACAGCACTTAGGGCTTCTTTAACTAATCTAGCACATCCTAGTAAACAAATGGCCGAGGAAATGGACAGGTTAGGAATATCTTTAACTGATTCCAATGGAAAAGTTAAAGAAGGTAAGGCGTTATATGATGAGCTGAGACAAAAGTTTAGTGGACTCACAGATGCTCAAAAAACTCAAGCAGCTGCTACTATTTTTGGTAAAGAAGCTATGAGTGGTATGTTAGCCATTATTAATGCGAGTGATGCAGATTATAAAAAACTCTATGAAAGTTTATCTAATTGTGATGGTGCAGCACAAAAAATGGCTGAGACAATGAACGATAACTTAAAGGGACAAATTACACTTTTAAGCTCTGCTTTGGAAAGCTTAGGAATTGAATTATATGAAAGTGTTAATAATCCAATGAAAGAAGTTGTTAAAACTGCGAATGAAATGGTTCAACAACTTACGAATGCTTTTAAAGAAGGTGGCTTAACGGGCTTAGTAACTGAATTAGGAAATGTATTTGCCACCATAATAACTAATATAGCATCTCAATTGCCCCAAATGATTAATTTAGCAGTACAAGTAATACAAAGTTTTATAACAGGTATACAAAATAACTTACCATTAATAGTATCTTCCGCAATACAAATAGTCCAAAGTCTTGTAACTGGCTTTATAACGGTGCTTCCACAAATAATACAAGTAGGATTACAGTTAATTATTCAGCTAGGAACCGGTATAGCACAAGCAATACCAACACTTTTACCACAAATTATAAATGTTGTTATAGGTATCGCTGACATGATTATAGCTAATATAGGAACTATAATTAATGTAGGGATACAAATATTAATTGCTTTAGTGCAAGGATTAGTTCAAGCTTTACCACAATTAATACAAGAAGTACCTCGTATTATAAATGAATTTAGTGGAGCGATTTTTGCACAACTTCCAACCATAATTGTAGCAGGTGTAAAAATAATATTGATGCTTATAAAAGGATTAATACAAAGTATACCTACTTTAATAGCTAATATACCACAGATTATAATGGCTATATTTAATGCTTTAACTTTATTTAATTGGGCAAGTGCTGGAAAAAAACTTTTAACTAAAGTTGGAGAAGGTATAAAATCCATGGGCCCTAATATAGGTAATATTGCTAGAAGCATAGCGCAAGGTATAAATAATGTACTTAAGAATGTATTTACAGGTGGTTTAAATATAGGCCGTGGATTAATGACTAATTTAGGTAATGGAATTAGAAGCTTAGCTGGAAGTATAGCTGGAACAGCAAAAAATATAGGTAGTTCTGCTATAAACGCTATAAAAAATGCATTTTCGTCAGCTCCTAGTATAGGCAGAAATTTAATACAAGGCATTTGGAATGGTATTAAAAGCATGGGAAACTGGATTATGGGGCTTATAGGTGATTTTGCTTCTGGAATTATAGCAGGTATTAAAGAAAAATTTAAAATACATTCCCCATCCCGTGTTATGAGGGATGAAGTAGGAAAATATATAGCCCAAGGTATTGGTGTGGGCTTTTCAGATGAATCTGAGAATTTACAAAGTTCTATAAATAATGATTTATCTGGATTAATTAATAGAATGCAAATGACAGTAGATCATGAAGTAGCAACTACAACCGCAGGAGTAGTAGCAAGTAGGAACTCAACACTATCAGGCTCAACAGTTACAAATAATAATGATAATGGACTAAATGTTACTATAGAAAACTTTAATAATACCAAAAGTCAAGATATCCAATCATTGATGGAAGAACTTGAGTTTTATAGAAAGCAAAACAGCTTAGCCAAAGGAGGAATATAATGAAAGACGGATTTATTTGGAAGGGTATCCATTCAAGCGAAAAAGGACTTAAAATTATATCTCTTCCAGACGTAACAACTCCTGAAAAAAGAGTAGAAAAAATAACTGTTCCAGGTAGAAATGGATATCTTACAATCACAAATAATGATTATGAAGGCGAAGTAAAATCAGTTGAATTTGATTATTTTGATAATAATTTTGATGACATTAAATCCTGGTTAAGTGGTGAAGATGAAGTTATATTTTCAAATGAGCCCGATAGATATTATAAAGCTACAATAATTAGTAAAATAAACTTAGATCAAATATTAAAAAAATTTCATAGTGGTATAGTTCAGTTTGATTGTCAACCCTTTGGACATGACTTAAGTGATAGTCTCATAATAAAAATAACCCAAAACAATGTAATTAGAAATAGTAAAGTAATACATCCTTTAAATACATTAAACTATACAGGGGGAAATTTAATAGAGCCTAATAAACTAGCCATAATAAATCAGAATAACTTTATAGAAATATTTAATCCTGGAACTGTAGAAAGCACACCAGTTATAACTATATGGGGCTATGGCTCTATAGATTTAAACATTAATGATAATATAATTAATCTTACTAATATATCAAATTATATAACTATAGATTCTGAAATAATAGATTGTTATAGGGATGGCCAACTTATGAATAATTATATGAAAGGTGATTTCCCTATATTTAAAGTAGGAATAAATAAAATATCTTGGATGGGGGATATACGAAGAATTAAAATAAAACCTAATTGGAGGTGATTATAATGACATATACAAAAACAAATTGGATTGATGGTTTTACTCCCTTGAGTGCTGAAAGGATGAATAATATTGAAAATGGTATAGAGCAAAATGAAAATAATATTTCTAATGTTGCAACCCAATTAAATGAGTATGTTTTAAAGAGTGCTATTGTACAAAATAAAAGTAGTAGTGGTAGTATAAAATTATTAGACGGTATAACTATTCAATGGAGGAGAGCAAAATATGACTCTAGTAATGAAGGTTGGCAAAAAGGATATATAAAAGTTAAATTTTCACAAAGCTTTACTAATGAAGTATATCAAATTATAGCTACACCCTATTATATAGGATATACAGACATGGTACCCACAGTTCAATTTGTTGATAATTCATATTTTAATATATATATAAGAAATTTGGATAAAGCTGTTCCAATGATTCCTGTTGATGTAAGTTATATTGCTATAGGTAGGTGATAACTTGATTAAATTATTTGCACCTAATACCATAGATTTTACAACTAATGGAGTAACTATATTAACTGATGCTATGGATTCCGAAATTACAGAAGAGTTAAATGGAAATTATACTTTAAGTTTTAAGTATCCTATAGAAAGACCTAAAGTTGTAAAAGGGATAATACAAGCTAATACTAATGTGATCACTAATAAAACTACAATAGTAGGAACTAAAGGGAATATAAATCTACATCCTAAAAGTTATTTCCTACAGAAAGATTATATAGTTTATGCTAATAATCAAGCTTTTAGAATTTATAATGTAAAGAGAGATATGTCTATGATTATTATTAATTGTAGGCATATTTTTTATGATCTATTAGATAATTTCTTAGAAGATGTAAGGCCTACAAATTTAAATAGAATGGATGCTTTACAATGGGTATTAGAAAGAACTCAATACCCTACTAGATTTACCTTTAATGGGAATTTAGGTCCTACTGCAACAAGATATTTTATAAGAAAAAATGTTGTAGAGGCTATAATGGGTCAAGATGGTATTCTGGAAACTTGGGGTGGAGAAATAGTAAGGGATAACTTTAACATAGGCATATGGGATGCTAGAGGAAATGACAGAGGAGTTTTAATACAAGGCGGTAAGAACTTAGTAGGCATAGAGGAAGATTTGGATATAGATAACGTAATAACTCGTATTATGCCTACAGGACTTGATGAGAATGACACCGTTATAATGTTACCAGAAAAATATATGGATAGTCCTAATATAAATATGTACCCACATCCTAAGATTCGACATATGCACTATGGAGATATAAAAGTAAATAAAGAAACTGGAATAACTAAAGATGATGTAATAAGATTACTAAGATTAAAAGTTAAGCAACTTTATGAAGTAGAAAAAGTAGATATCCCAGAAGTTAATTATAAAGTGGATTTTATAGAACTTTCTAAAACAGAAGAATATAAAGATTATATATCTTTGGAAAAAGTAGAAGTTGGAGATATAGTAACAGTAAGATACAATAAATTAAATTTAGATATAAAAGCTAAAGTTATAAAAACAACTAAAACTCTAAGAGGTTTTAAATGGCTTAATGAAAAAGTTGAGTTAGGTAATTTTAAAAAAGATGTAACTAATTCTTTAAATAAAATAGATGCCATAACAACAGAAGATGGAAAAGTTAAAGGTGAAGCTATATGGGGGACTATAGACGCAACTAAAGCTTCTTTAAAAGCCATGGCAGATAGTGCAGAAACACAGGTGGAAAGGGCTATAATATTCGAGGACAAGGACCCGAATTCTAGTACCTATGGAGCAATGTGTTTGGGTACTCGTGGCTTTCAGATAGCTAGAGAAATGACAAATGATGAATGGCAATGGACAACATTCGGAACAGGACAAGGATTTACAGCAGACCTTATAAGAGCTGGAATACTACAGTCTTATGATGGAACTCTAAGAATTGACTTAGGTGGAGGATCTCTTAAAACCTATAATTATAATAAATATCCCGCTATTGAATTAGAAAATATGAACATGTACTTCTACGACTTTAATCAAGTAAATAAACGAGCAGGAATAATATATACAAGTTATCTCGTAGACGAACCAGAACAACTAGGTTTTAATATGGCACACTATTCAGATTACATTATGGGAATGTCATACTACAACCCATCCAGTGAGCACTATTCCACATATATGAGATTCGATAAATACAAACGTTCCACACAGACTAAAGAACCTATCACGTTATGGGAACATGTTGATGCAACCTGGGGAAGTTTTAAATACTTTTATAACAATAAACAAATAGGTTTTATAGGTTCTAACGGAGCCTCTGATGTTAGAATTTGTTTTTCACAAGACAATCACAGAGTTAATTTTGGTAGACAATGGACTGATGAATCTGAAAATTATGCTTCAATACTTGATTATAGAAAGTCAGTTAATAATGCAGGATTTGTTAGTTGGGAAAATGCTGATTTTAACAAAAACATTAATGTATTTGGTAATCTTTGGGTAAAAGGAACTAAAAATTGCTTACAAGGAACTAAAGATTATGGAGAAAAGTTAATAAATGCTTATGAAACACTCGGGTATTATTTTGGAGATTTAGGTCGTGGGTTTGTTGGTGAAGATGGAATTGCTTATATAGAAATAGAAGACATGGTTACACAGATAATGAATACTGATATTCCATACCATGTGACTTACACAGAGATAGTTCCAGAGATGATGACAGATGAAGAAATTAGACAACGTTCTCCACTTAGATTGGTTAAAACAACACCAACCTACTTTATATTAAAAGGAGAACCAGGAGCAGAATTTACATGGGAAATAAAAGCTAAACGTAGAGGCTATGAAAATGTAAGAGCTGATAGCCCACATCAAGATGAATTAACTAGAGTAATTAATGATTATGTAGAAATTGATAGAGGTAAGGAAGTTGATTTAGAAAGTAGACTATTAATTCCAGATAAATTGGAAGATATTTTATTACAATAATAAGGAGGGACTTTCAATGGAATGAAATACAATTAAAAGATTAACAGGGATAGCAGTAATAAATAGGGCAGAAGGGAAAAGGATAGCATACACTTATTCAGAGTTAGATCCTAATACAGGTGATATAATTCAAGACAATGTTAAAAACTCTTTTATAGTATTAGACGAAGGCTTATTAGCAACTATAAAAGAATTAGAAACTTATATAGAAGAAAATAAACTTAAAGAGGTGAATTAATGGCAATTTATGTTGGGGGAGATACAACAGAGTTAATTTTTAATTTTTTTACTAAGGTTGCTGGAAGCATGACAGAATGTCCAATGAAATGTTATTATGCAGCAAGTTCAGACTTATTAGTGCCTACAGATAGTAAATGGATAGAATTATCTCAAGAACGTTATGACAAAATAAAAAATCAAGATAATGTAACATTAGATTTTTCAACTTCTACAGTAGGGGAGAAAATACAGCTTCTTATAGAATTAGACCTTAACGGGTTATGTAATAGCTTTTATGGGGGAAGTAATGCAATCCTTGAACAGAATGTTAAATCAATACAATTAAGTGCTGTAGTTCGTAGCCAAGGGTCAAATGGGGGAGTATTGGGGTATCTTAGTAAGCATTATCTATATAGGCATGATGTAAGCCAATATATAGAATGGGGAGAAAATAGCACAAACTCCCTTATAACTAGTAGTAATGAGGTCACTATGGTAGGAACATCAACAGGCTATATAACTGAAAATAATAAAACTTATATGTTACTTGTAGCTAATTACCCTGCAAGCTCAACAATATTAAGTGCTTTATATTTAGACTGTATAAATATTGGCTTAAAATTAAATAGACAACCAGATAAAATACAACCAATGGAAGTGGAACTAGGAGAAGAATGGAGTATTTTAATTAAAGGATTTAGCCCTAGTTGGGATAACTTCAATGTTCCAGAATGGACAAAAGTATTAACACTATGTCAAGATAAACCATTCTACGCTTTAGAATTAAATTCAAGTAAAAGATTTATGTTTAGAAGGGTATATTCAAACAATACAAGCACAGGAGTGACCGCAGATATAACTACTAATAAAAAATTTCAAAATCACAACATGTTAATACAACAAACTAAAAAATGTATGGATATGTATATATTACAAAATAATTCTGTAGTTAAAAAATATAGTATACTAGACAACAATACTCACTTAGTCGGAAACTTTTCATCATATCTAGGGCAATGGAAAACAGGAGTTTTACAAGCAGATGCTTTTATAGAGGATGTACAAGTCTTACTTCAAGCATTTTCGGATGAAGAAGCCGAAATAATTCTAAAAAGTAAAAATCCTAATATAGTTTCAAACTTTAAAGATGGCGATTGGTATATACATCCAAATGCAAGTACAAATTTAGAAGATACAATATTAACATTAGTAGCCACAGCAAATTATCAAGGGAGTTCAATTGTGTTGCCAATATTGCCTAACAACAGGTACAAAATTGATGTAGAAATAGAAGACATTAATAATCTGGCTCATATAGCAATTACTCAAAGATATAATAATACTAATATAAGCTCTGCCAGAGTTTTTGATAATTCTGGTACTTATAATGGTGAATTTATAACGCAGGATAAAATTAATAAACTAGTGATTACCTGTCAAAATACAGGTGCTGGAACATTTAAGTTTAAAAATTTAAAATTAAAAAGACTAGACTAATAATTATAAATTAGAAAGGAGTTAATATATGTTTTATTACAATGTAGAAAAGTCAATAAGTAATATATATGATTCAAACGAACTTCAAGTAGTTGGTTACGTGGATGTGTTTTTAGGAGAAAGAAAAGAAAATAAGTTAACCACTATAAGCTTTAATGAGTTAGGAATATACTTAGCTTTTAAAGATTGTCCTAAAGACAGAGAAGAATTTGATAATTTTATAGAAAATAAGGCTTTAGAGGAAATTAATAAAGAAGCGATCCAGGAAAAACTAAAAGAAATTAAATTAGCCTATAACATGGGATTACTAGAATAAGATTTAATGGAAAACTTAGGTCTTTTTTTATTACCCTAAAATTTATTAAAAGAGGTGACATATGAATATTGAAATATCAATACTATACACTATTTTAGGTGCTGCATTAAGTTATTTAGGATATAAAAGACTTAAAGAAAAGGATAATAAAGAAGATGGAAAACATGAGGGTATAACTGACTTAAAATTAGATTATATTTCAAAGGGGGTAGATGATATAAGATTAGATCTAAAGGCTGCTGATAGAAAGATAGAGTATATAAATACAAGATTAATTAAAACTGAAGAAAGTACAAAGAGTGCACATCATAGAATTGATTCATTATCAAAGGAGGATTAACACATGAAAGAAAATAATATTATGAAGTTTTTAGAGCAATTCTTACAGATAAAAAAGATTATAGCCTTACTAACTACTATAGTATTTTGTATTTTAAGTACTAGAGGGAACCTATCAAGCACAGAGTTCCTTTCTGTATTTACCTTAATAATAGGGTTTTATTTTGGACAGAGTTCAGCTAGACAGGCAGTAAAGGAAAGCAAAGATCAGGAATAAAAACCTGTTCTTTTTTTATATTAAATTGTAGGAGGAATGTTTTATGTTATTTAATTTAAATCCAGGACACACATTAAGTGGTGGAGATGCAGGAACTAGAGGAATAAATGGATTAAAAGAGGAAGTTTTAACAAGGCAACTGGTAGGAGAAATAGATAAAGAATTAAGAGGAAGAGGACATAGAACTAATATATGTAGAATTGACTATGCGTCCACATTACAAGAAAGTCTAAATAAACAAGTAGCTTTATGTAATTCAGTAAATGCAGATTTAAATATTTGCATACATTTTAATACTACAGTAGGTGGATATGGATCAGAAGTGTATACTTATAGTGGCAAGTATTTAGTAGAGGCAGATAGAGTATTAAAAGAATTAAATAATTTAGGATTTAGAAATAGAGGAATCAAAAACCAACCTTTAGCATTAACTAAAAGAACTAAAGCCAAAACAATTTATATAGAAGTATGCTTTATCGATAGTTCTGGAGATGTAGCTATACTTAATAAATATGGTATGAATGGAATTGCCAAAGCAATAGTAAGTGGTGTTTTAGGTACATCTTCAAATGTAACACCTGCATCAAATCAACCTTCTAGCAATAACGGTTGGGTTAATTTAGATGGTAAGACAGGTACTATATGTACACCAAGCGGTGTAAATGTTAGAGAAAAGAAATCTACAAGTGCTAGAATATTAGGGGCTTTACCTAATGGAGCAAAAGTACAATTATATAGAAAAGAAGGAGATTGGATGCATATATACTATCCACCACATGGAGGATATGTTTATGGGAAATATATAAGATATTAAATTTTTAAAGGTATTCTTTTCCATGGGAGTACCTCTTTTTTATTTTATTCAAAATCACAAAAGGAATTTTTTTGCATATGTAGAATTATATATATAATAGTTTTCTAATTCATTATCAAAGTCCTTCTTGAATAAAAAGGAGCCCATGTATATAGTGGGGGCTCTTTTCTATTATTTAAAGGGGTTTTTTAACATTTGTAGAATGTTAAATATAACGGCTTCCCAATAGGTTAATTATAAACCTCCTTCATAATATACAAAAGAACCCTTATAAACAGGGTTCTTTTGTATAGATTTTTATATATAGATTGTATAGTTTTGGCTATTTTTATCATATCCAGATATAATAATTTTAATCAATAAAAATATATAATTTAATGCTAGTATCAGCGAGGATTATTTAGTATTAAAATTCATTGTTACTGTCATAAATAATTCTTTACCATCAGTAGCTTTCATTCCTGGAAGTACCTTTAAAGTATAATTAGAGTTTGGTAAATAATTATTAACTGGTGATATCTCTAAAATATTTGGATTAGAACTTGCACTTACATTAATAGGAACTTCTCTATTGCTAGAATCTACAACTTTTACAAAATTTTTAGTAGATGAACCAATCTGAACTGGACGATTAAAAGCAATTGAAAATGTCTTATTAACAGGTACATCATTTTTTGTAGGGAATGTAGCATGTTCACAAACTCTTACTCTTATGACATCGCTTACCATAGGCTTACCATAAGTCGTTCTATTAAATCCTAATCTTTTTATGTTATGATAACCTGGTTTTAAATCTGTAATCTTAAATACTTCGTCATAGCCTCTCAAAATACCACCATAAGTTATGTTAGTTTTAGATATATCAGAGTATTTTGCATCAACAAAGTTACCATCATCATTGTCTACAACTAGATTTCTAGTTCCACCATGTCCTGTTTGTTTTACATTGATGTAAACACTCCCTCTTTTAGAGATAGAAGAATCGTATGGTGCATCATAAAAACTTTTTCTTGGTTTTGTTGTGTCTTCAAAACGAGGGTATATGCCATCATATGAGTAGCCAACAACTTCAATATTTGATATAACTGGGGTGGAATACGCTTGTACATTTGATTTGTTGAAAAATAAAAAGAAAGATAAGATAAATAAAAATAGAGTATTTGTTGTAATAAATAGTTTTGTAAATTTTTTCAT